AAAGTTGATGGTATTAGTACTGCTAGTCAGTTAGGTCAAGATTCATTTAAGAAACGTTATGAAGACTTACAAAGTCTTATAATGAATTACAATCATCAGCCTTTAGATCTTGTATTAAAGAATGCTGAATTGAATCAATGGTGTACGTATGTGCATCATCTTCAGCCACAATACATGTTCTATATTGATAGTTATGTATTAGCAGATAAAGGAAGATGTAAGGATAGAAAGATTTGGATTAATCGAGATCTTGCTAAACATGGTGATCTACAGTTTATATTAAACAATGATCATTACAGACCAAGTTTTGAATATCAAGAAACATTTAACTCTTTATCATCAGATGAGATAAGTTACTTCACAGATGGTACATTTATCCCAACAAAAGTTTACATAATGTACATGAGATATCCTCAATATATAAATAAAGCAGGATATATTATGTTAGATGGTCTTCCATCATTTGATCAAGATTGTGAACTTGAATTATATTTAGAAGATGAATTGTTAGACTTAACAGTTCAGAATCTAGCAATGTATACTGAGAATGCTGCAGCAGTACAAAGTGCTCAGTTCAGAATACAAACAAACGAATAAACTTTATTAACATTTAAATAAATTAAAATGGCTGATTTTTCATTAACCACGTTATTCGTGGTTCCAGTAGGGCAGGCCTCTGTCCCTAGCTCTGGCTCAACACAAAACCTAGCTAAAGGTGATGTGGGAATCTTTTTAAGCGATTATTCAGCAGCTACTGCTGTAAATATTGCTGCTTCTCCTTACTTCTATGTGGCGCAAGGTAGAATAAACACTTATTTACAAGGATCTAAAAGATCTGACAAGATCAAAGGATGTCCTTCAGGATCTGGTTGTAACTCAAACGTAACAGAATGGTACAAAGTATCAGGATGTCCTACAGCTGCAAACCAAATTACTGATGTAACCAATTTCACTGTACAATGTGGAGAAAGCATCACGTTAACTTTACGTGCTCACTCTTCTTACATTGATACATTGTATTTCAATGGTTTCACTCGTTCAGTAACTATTCAAGCTCCATGTTGTGAGTGTGATGCTAATCCATGTGCTGATGTAAGTGATAACACTATCATCGACTTATTGATTGCTAAATTGAGACAACAAGCTCCAGGTAACAACCCTGATAACATTAGCTTCAATACATTCTTTACATTTGAAAATGTAGGTGGAACTATCTTACGTATTACAGGAAAACCATTAACTAAATATGGTCAACCTTGTGATATCGCAGCGTTCCCATTTGAATATGACAGAATGTGGTTTAGAACATTTGTATACGCTGGTCCAGCTACTACTGCTGACTTTATCGTTGCTGATGCTTGTAACTATGTTGCTACTCCTGTTGTTCAACAACGTGCTTCTTATGCTACTGGTACATCTGCAGAGATTGCTCAATTAGAGAAAAACTTCTACAGCTACCAAGCAGGTTACTTGAAACACTTATACAGAATGAATGGATATAACGAGAACTTCGAATCTTGGGTATCTGATGGTGCAATTTACAACACGTTCTACATCAAATTCAACGAGTATAACAAATCTGAGTACCAATGGGGTGATTACATCATGGAAGATTCTACAGTGATTCTTGCTGTTCCTCAAGGTGGTAATGATCTTACAGATGAGTTTGAAGCAATCTTAGTTGCTGGTTTAGGTGCTGTAGTAGATCAAGGAATTCCTTGTATTACAACTACAACAACTACTTCTAGTGCTCCTGCATCAACAACAACTACTACTTCTACTCAAATCCCTTAAGGATAAAGAAGAGTAAAAATTAATAATAACCTATGCCAGGGGAAAGAGGATAACTCATATTCCTCTGGCATATTTATTTAAAACAAACATGGCAAACTTACAATTAGATATATTAGTAGTTCCTACTTATAGTGTACTTACGCTTGGTGTTACAGACGCATCTGTATATCCTACCGATCCTCCAGTGGTTTCTGCACCATCTATTGAGATTGAAATACCAGGATTTGGAACTAAGATATTACCTTTTGTTCCTAATGAAACCAATGTATTTACATCATCTAATTTAGGGATAACAGAAGTAGGTTGTAATCAACCTCTTCCTGATGGAGTGTATAGAATAAAATACTCAGTTGCTCCTGCATATGCAAACTATGTAGAGAAAACAATATTACGTGTTGACAGACTTCAAGAGAAGTTTGACAATGCGTTTTTACAATTAAATATGATGGAGTGCGATAGAGCACTTAAAACACAGTCTAGTGTGCAATTAAACACGATCAACTTCTTTATTCAAGGAGCGATTGCAGCAGCTAATAACTGTGCAGAATATGAATCAAACACATTATATGCTCAAGCAGATAATATGTTAAATCACTTTTTAAGAACCAACTGTGGTTGTTCAGGTAACAACTACTTACTAAACTTTTATTAATTATGGCACAATGTAATTCATGTGGAGCTAATGTGGGATGTGGATGTCAATTGAAAGATGGACTATGTGGCAACTGCGCTTCTAAAGTAAATAAATAATATTATGTTATCACCAAGACTAAATAATTGCCCAGAATGTGCTAATATTCCTTCGCTACTTAAAAAGATAGACTGCAAGTTAGCAGAGCTTGGTAATAACTTGTACAACAATATTTCATATATGTTGAACAAACCCATACCTGCTGGTGACATTCTTCAATTAATAACATACAGAAGAATATTAACTCATAAGTATTGTAATCCTAATTACGTACATGAGTACTCTGTTCAGATGATTGCTAGTAGAGTGATACGTTTAACAGTAGGATGTGTTAGTAGATGTAATGAACCAGAACGTTGTTTAGAGGATCCTTGTGACATTACAGTTGTATTAAATCCTACTACAACAACTACAACAACAGTTTAAACCTTTTAAAATAAATAATATGTCCAATTGCTCAAATTGTTATAACGGATGTACAGAGATTGTCTCTGACAGATGTGTTAAATATACAGGAATAGATGTTCCTGTCCTAGGAATCCAAACAGGTGATTCATTATCTTTTGTAGAACAAGCATTGATTACATTCCTTACATCTACATTAGATGGTACAGGAGTGAAGATAGATCTTGCTGGTATAAATGTTTGTGAGGTTGTAAATAAATATCTTCCTACATGTGGAGATCTTTCTATTGTAGATATATCAAAAGCTTTAATAGAAGCTGCTTGTGATCTTCAAGAACAAATAGATGCTATTGATGCTACACTTGCTACATTAAATGCTGATTATACAATTGGATGTTTGACAGGTGTTACAGCTTCTTCAGATACACATGCTATTGTACAAGCTGTAATTAATAAGTTATGTCAAGTAGAAATTAATTTAGTAGCTCTTGCAGCTGATCTCACTTTAAACTATTCAAGTAATGGTGCTGAATTAGATGCTTACATTGCTAACTATTTAGCTACACATTCATCCACTTCTAATTTAGTTAGTAATAGAATGGTTCCTTATTCTGTTATTCCTTACTTTGGACCATTGAGTAATTTCTCTAGTACAGGAGTAGGACTTGGTGATTGGGTAAATATATATTTATGTAATGGAATAAATGGAACTCCTGACTTAAGAGGTAGAGTTCCTGTAGGTGTTACAGCTGTTCCTGGAGGTAGTGCATATTCTCCTCAAGTTGATCCAGCACTTGGTAATCCTAATTATACATTAAATTTACCATTAGGTACAAATAGTGTTACATTAACAGTACCACAAATTCCTGCACATGCTCACCCTGGTAGTTCAGCTACCACTGCTATATCTCCTAATCCACATACACATACTATAACTCCTAATAATCCAGCATTCAAATCAACTTCATTTTTACCTACACCTAATGGATCTAGTGGATTTGTTACAGTGGTAAATACAGGTGGACCTCTACTTGCTGAGAATGTTACATTAACAGCAGCTACATCATTAACAATAGCATCACAAGGAGGAGGAGAAGCTCACGCAAACTTCCAACCTGGATTAGGTTGTTACTATATTCAATACAGACCTTAATAAATCAACAACATGTCACATCCATATTTACCAGTAAATCCTTGCTGTACAGACGTAGTTTTAAATACTCCTTGCGGATGTAGTTCTACAATCACTAATGGTGGTTGTAATGACAATCCATGTGGTACTCATTTAACTGCTTCTAGCACTATTGTTTATGATGGTCCTGCACTATCATGTACAACAGCTGAACCATGTGATACACTTAATGTGATATTACAAAAGATTGATGAGATTATATGTAATCTATTAACACAGATTAATGTATTGACTGTTCAAGTTAATAACATCACTACACAGATAATAACTATT